ATGCGTTCGGTCTGGCGAATGGCACCACACTTCCAAGAAGTTTAACGCCACTGACTTTTTTGACGTGATGGAAGCCATTGAGGATGCAGAATGGCGCGACATTGCATCATGGAAGCCGCACCTAACTAGACGGGGGTGGTCTATTATTCGCGGGTACATACGCGAAAAGCTGCGCGAGCAGATGATCCCATGCGTTTTCTATCAGTCGCACCATAAATCGAGATACGCGAGGCTGATGGGATTCCCGGACAGCTTCGTGATTCCGGTTTCAGACACGCAAGCCTACAAGCAGTTCGGCAATTCGGTTGTGGTTCCCGTCGTTGAACGCATCGCCAAGGCGGTTGTGGAAACGCTCGTCACAAGGAGGACACCATGACCACGTTCATTGAAGCCCTTGCCGACTGGTCTGCGCCGCGTGAGGTGTTCACCAAGCACGGCCCGCGCCTGCTGCGAACCGCCCGGCCCGAGGCCGACTTCTGGCGGGCGTGGACGGATTACAAGTCCGACCTGAAATCCGCCGGCATCGCCATCACCAAAGCCGACGGCGGACAATGGGTTGTCCAATGGTGGCAGCCGGTGCCGGACGCCGCCAACCGCGAGCAAACCCTTGCCGCGTCCAAGGCCACCACCGCCGACCTTGAAATCCCCGCCGGGAACGGATGCCAATACATGCCGTTCCAGCTCGCCGGAATCGCCTTTGCCAAGGACAAACCGGCCTGCCTGATTGCGGATGAAATGGGTCTTGGCAAGACGATTCAGGCCCTTGGCGTCATCAATGCCGACCCGGCGGTTCAGAACGTGCTGATTGTCACCAAGGCCAGCCTCAAGACCAACTGGTCGCGCGAGGCCGAAAAGTGGCTGGCCCGGCCCATGTCCATCGGGATTGCCAGCGGAGCCGAATTCCCGGAAACGGACGTGGTTGTGATTAACTACGGCATCGTGACCAGGCACCGCGAACGGTTGCGGGCCAGAACGTGGGATTTGGTTGTGCTTGATGAGGCGCATCAAATCAAAAACCGCAATACCGCCCGGGCCAAAGCCATCATCGGCCACACCCCAAGCAAACGCGCGCAGCAACACGGCGAGCAAGTCGAACCGGGCTTGGTGGCAAAACGCAAGCTGGCCCTGACCGGCACCCCTATAGAGAACCGGCCCGATGAACTGTGGACAACGCTGCATTTCCTTGACCCGAAACAATGGCCGAATTTCTACCGCTACGCCGCCCGGTACTGCGGGGGCCATTTCGGGCGGTGGGGCTACGTCACCAGCGGAGCGTCCAACCTTGCCGACCTGCAACGAGTACTCCGCAGCACGCTAATGATTCGCCGCATGAAACGGGATGTGCTGGCCGAACTGCCGCCCAAGACCCGGGTGCTGGTTGAACTCGAACCGGCAGGAACCGAGGATGCGTTGCGAGCCGAAAAGGAAACGTGGGCCAGGCATGAGGCGCAACTCATGCGGATACAGGCCGAGCTTGAACTTGCCAAGGCCAGCGAGGACAACGGTGACTTTGCCAAGGCCGTCGCCCGGTTCCGGTCGGATGCGTCCGTGGCGTTCCGCGAGATCGCCAAGGTTCGCCACGACACCGCCGTTGCCAAGCTGCCTGCCCTCATCGAAGCCATACGCGAGGACTTAGACGAGGCCGACAAGATAATCGTATTCGCGCATCACCTGGACGTTCTGAACGCGCTCCACGCCGCATTCGAGAAACAAGCCGTGCTGCTGACCGGCGCAACGTCCCAAGCCGACCGTGACGACGCCGTGCAACGGTTTCAAACCGACCCGGCCTGCCGCCTGTTCATCGGCTCGATTCGGGCAGCCGGCGAGGGCCTGAATCTGCAAGCGGCCAACATGGTCGGGTTTGCCGAACTGGACTGGAACCCGGCCAAGATGTCTCAATGCGAAGACCGCGCACATCGGCTGGGGCAGCGCGGAAACGTATTGGTGAAGCATTGGTTGGTGCCCGGGTCACTGGACGCCCGCATGATTGGAATTATCGTTGACAAGCAAACCATCATTGACCAAGCCCTTGACGACGAGCCCGGCCCGTTGAAGGTAGCCGAGCCGGTGCTGGTGCCGCACGCGCCTCAGAACGGCACCCGGGTACAACTCGAAGCCGAGGGCCTGCTGATTACCACGGCGCAGAGACAGTCCATCCATCGGGGCCTGCGCGAACTGGCGGCGGTGTGTGACGGCGCAAGGCGTCTGGACGGTTGCGGATTTAACATGGTGGACGCCTACATTGGCAGGTCACTCGCCAGTCAGAACGACCTGACCGACCGGCAGGCGGCTCTCGGACGGCGCATCTGCCGGCGATACGTCCGCCAACTCGGGCAGGAACTGATTGACGCAATGGGTTAAAGTGTTATGTTCAGCGCGTGCGACAATACGAATCAATTTGCCGTCCGCCCCGGAACGCCGAAAGGCTACACTCCACGGCTCGTGGGATTGTCGCACACCGGGGCGGCGGCGTTTCCAACCGGAGGCTAAAGCCATGTTCACCAACCTTGTCATCACCGCCTACTGCGCCTGCAAACTATGCTGTGGGCCGAACGCCTGCGGACTGGCCGCGAACGGCAAACCCCCAGTCGAAGGTGTGACCTGCGCCGGGCCGCGCCGGGTGCCGCTCGGAACCAAGATTCACATTGAGGGCATCGGCACGCGCATCGTGACCGACCGGCTCGCCAAACGGTTTGACAACCGGATAGACATCTACTTTAATGACCATGCTGCGGCCAAGAAGTTCGGCGTGCGCCGGGCCGTGGTGTGGATTCCAACGAAACCAGAAACGAAAGCGAAACAATGAAAATCACTGAACTGAAATCAACCGGACTCGAACCGCACAACTTCGAGTTATCCTGTTCGGATGTCAACCTGCTGGTTGCGCCGAAGCACAAGAGCCGCATCAACGTGCGGGAAGCCATCCAAAAAGCGTTCGGCAACTTCATCGCCGGAGCCGCACCCACCCAAACCGCCACCATCAACCTGACCCTTGACGACGGCTCCTGTCATCAAGCGGTGTGGAAGTCGGGCGGCTATCGGAACGTGGACTGCCTGTTTGAAGATGACGGCGACAACCCGGATGAACTGGGCGAATACAAAATCGCCACGGTGAACCTGCTGCTCACGCGCATGGTCTGCGATAACCCGGACACATGGTTGCACAAGCACTTCATGCCACTGTTCAGCCCCAGAGGCGATTGTTGCCTTCTGGTGGAAGAACTGAAACGCCGGTTGGGCGAGATAAACCATGAACCCGCCGTCATTTGCGAGGCGGCGATTGACGCCATCGCTCAGGACATCACGCAGACATTCAACGAGCATGGCAACGCACACAAAGCATTGATGAGTCTCTGCATGAATATCTTTGATGACATGCAGACACAGGACAAGCACGGCGACTGGCTCAATGACCAGATTATTGCCAGGAGCATGGAACTGCCCATCTGCCGGGACGTATCATACGAACTCGCCACCGCCCGTGAACGGCTCGCCACACTCATTGACCAAGCCTCGCCGGACATCTTCAAGGCCAACAAGGAAGTTGCCGAACTCGAACGGGTGAACGCGCTGTTCCTTGAACGGCAGCGGCTTCAAGCCGAAATCATCAATCTCGAACTGCGCCTGAACGAGCACAGGTGCCGCCAGAACGTCAAGCTCGCCGCGTGCAAAATCTTTGCGGAGGAACGGGACGCGCTCGTTGAAGCCACCCTCGGCAAGTTCCTTGCCACCGCCAATCGGTTTCTTGACGGTCTGATTAACTCGCCGCTGGACTTCAAGCGCGGCGTCCTCGGACGGGTAGCAACCGAGCGCGACTGGACAAGCGAAGTCACGGTCGGCTCATGGTTGCAGATTTATGCTCAGTCAACATTGACAGAACAAGCACTCTTCAAGACTGCCTTGGCCATTGCGCTCTGTCAAGCCTTGCCAGCTAAAATCGTCATGGCCGACATGTCCTTGGCCGAGCCGGACTCCAAGCCGCCGCTCATTCTCCGGCTCAACGAATTCATCCGAGACGGCACCATACACCAGGCTTTCATCATAGACATCACCGCCGAGGACTATCTGCCGCTGTCCGGCAATCAGTGGTTCAAGGCAATAAACATAAACTGATAAAACTACATTATGAGTGTTAAATACAGCTACTACGTTTGGAAGGATAAAGACATCAAGAAGCATTCTGACTTGTCCATGATGCTGGCCTTGGCAGACCACGCCAATGATGACGGTATTGCGTGGCCGGGGCAGAGCCGCCTTGGAGAAAAGACACGTATGAGTGCCAGAACAGTCCAGCGCACTCTCCAACGACTGGTAAAGATTGGCAAAATCAGCTTGAAACGAGTCGGAAACGGACGACAGAGCACAGTTTATCGCCTAAACTACGAAAACGATGAGACTTACGACACAAAAACGCAGCAAGACATCCCGTTGGAGAAAGAGCCAGTTGAGGGGTGTCAAATTGACGCCCCAGGGGTGTCAAAGCTGTGTCACCCCAGGGGTGTCAAATTGACGCCCCAGGGGTGTCAAAATGGCACCCCCATATTAACCTACAATGAACCTACCAATAACCGTCATAGAAAATATAACGGCTCCGCCAAGAAGATTTCGGATGAAGCTCGGCAGTTGGTAAAGCGGTTCAAGGATGAGTTTCCGAGAACCTACTGCGTATCCGCCCCGAAGCAGATCCAGCAGGAACTCGTTGCCGGGGAGGAAATGCTGGCGTCCGGCGAGACGATTGACGGGTTAGTGTCTCTTTGCGCCGCAAATGCCATTAGCAGCTTCCCGGCGTTCCGGGGGCAGTCTGCTACCCTTTCGCTGTTGCAACGCAACCTGGCGGCAATTAAGGCCCGAAACGAGGCATCTGGTGCGCGACGCTCAGACGGCAACCAAATCGAAGAACACCTGACCATCCCCATCATCAAGCTATGAGCGAACCTACCCTGGCAGAGTGTCAGCGCCGGCTTGAACAGCGGCGGCGCGAGGTAAAGATTACCGTTTCAGGCGCTTCCGGCAACGTCGTCAAGGCCGGCGATGTCCGCGTGTCGTGCTTTGGCGGGCCGCTACGGGATGGCCCTGGCGTTTGCGAGCCGTCCGAGGCCGACATCGAAGCTCGCCAGCAGGCTCGGCAGGTGGTGATTTCCGGGGCGTTGGCGGCATCGAATGTGCCGTTGCGCCATGCCAACCGGGAACCGCTTGACCGTTCCGGGCCGTGGAATGTGGCCTACGAGCGGATTCTTGGCAAGCTCGGCACCGGGTTCACGATTGTTCTGGCCGGCCTGCGCGGCAACGGCAAGACGCAACTCGGCGTGGAACTCATCAGGCAGTTCATCCTGACCGAACGGCGCGGGTCGGCCTTGTTCAGCACGGCGACCCAGTTTTTCATGGCAATCAAGGCGGGCTACGACGGCCAAGGCAAGCCCGAGGCCAAGGTGCTGGCGCAGTATCGGCGTCCGCGCTTGCTGGTCATAGACGAACTGGCCCAGAGGCGGGAGAGCGAGTGGGAACGGCTGTTGCTCTACGAACTGCTGAACCACCGCTACAATGACCTTACCGATACGCTGTTAATTTCCAACCAGGATGTCCGGCAGGCCGAGTTGTCTCTCGGCCCGGCTATCGTCAGTCGTTTGCGCGAGACGGGCGGAATCATTCAGGCGGATTGGGCATCCTACCGCGAAAAGGTTTGACACAGAAAGTTGACTATGACAATCGAGAAAGCCGAAACTAAAACGGGCATGGTTGAGAGCAAAGGCTACGCGACCTATTACAGCGGTGAGACGAAGCCGCGCCGCTATAAAGTGACGGGCCGGGTGAAGTATTGGGCGTTGGACGGGCAGTATGTCATCGAGATGTCCTTGGAAGGCATTTTGGTGAAGAAACGCTACTCGTCGAAGAAGAAGGTGCTGATTGGGTTTGACACGCTGTTGCACCTGCTGGAAAAGAACGAACTGCTTGGCCCGTTGGCGGATGTAATCAAAATCGTATGAAAGAACTAGACCAACAAATACGCGACACGGTGTTGCGGTGTGTGGGCGACTTGTATGACTCGCACGCGCGCGAAATCAAGGACTTCATCAGCTTCAACGAAAGCCAGCGGTTGGTGGTGGGGTTCTCGGCGGACATAGACTGTGCCGGAGCCGCGCCGATAGTGAAGGTGACCATCCGATTCGCCAACAGTGTATCGGATTCACTCTCGCAACAACTGGCCGACCCGAACCAGATGCCGTTGCTGGATGAGGATGACGACTACGGCAAGGTTGTGGCGCGTGGGAAAGGAGACGGCGAATGAGCATGATACCGAACCCGACGACGCTGGATGACAAGCTCAAGCTCATGGCGAAGGTGGCGCGGAGCATGACGCGCTATCCTGACCAAGTGCAGTTCAAGGTGGCGGTGACGCGCAACCGGGCCGACATCGATATTGTTGCGCACCCGAACGACGCCCGGCGATTGGTAGGAGCCAACGGCACCGTGATAGCTTCGATGGTGCAGTTGACCAAGATGCTGTTCAGGAACGAGGAGCAATACGTCAGCTACGGGCGGGTGGAATCGAACGGTTCACCGGCGGAGAGCCGCGTCCCGTTCAAGCCCAAGAAGTTCTGGCCGAGGGATGACATTGTGGCGCTGGCGGATGAGTTGACCAAGGCCATCTTCCCGAACCACAATTCCACGGTTGAAACGCTGGACACCTCGGACGTGCGCACGGCCCTGAACATTTACGTCGTCGGGATAGATTCTTATTCGGAATCGCAATACACGAAGGCGATGGCGCGGGTGTTCAGTGCCATTGGATTCCTGCATGGGCGGATATTGCAGGTCAACGTGAACGCGCAGGAAGTGATAAACAAGACGCTGTGATACCGTTGCGGCGATTGGTGCCGGGCGTGGAGCCGGACGCGGATGAGACGCTGGTGTTCTGGGTGGCGAGCGACTCGGGCCAGCAACCGTACCGGGTTGACCTGACGTGCTACCACGGCAACGGGAAGTGCGATTGCATGGATTTCCAGATGCGGCGCGAGGTCGAGTTAAGCAAAGGCCAGATGCCCGCGCTCCGGTACGAGTGCAAGCACATCCGGCGGGCGGCTCGGTATCTGCGGTTTGAGGTGACACAACGCATCATGGTGCTTCGGAGGAAAGGCAAGGCATGAGCTTTGGATTGAACTACATGGGCAGCAAGAACCGATGCGATAGACCATCCTGCAGCGAAGGAAGTCTGGAGTACTCGCCTCCGTGTGCTGTCGCAAGGCAGCGCATTCAAACGCTACTCAACCGAACGCCTCTACGTATTCAACTCGCCATGAAACGCAAGACCAAGCCTGCTCTGTGGTTGTCGGCGTTGCCGCGCCGGAACCCGAACCGGCCTCGCAACGGCAAGTCCCAAGCCCGCGAATCCTATCGCACCCGCCGCGACCGTTTCCTCGCTAAACTCCGCAACAAGCTCTGTCCCGTCGCGCTGGCCGTCTGGAAACGCAAGGTTCCGGTCGCAGAAGTCCACCACACGCGGGGCCGCATCGGCACCCTGCTCAACGACGAACGCTACTGGCTGGCCGTCTCGCGCATCGGCCACCGCTGGATTCACGAACACCCGCAGGCCGCCCGCGAACGGGGCTGGCTGGCCGAACGCGGCTCATGGGGAACCGCCGAATGAACGAGCGCGACCTTGAACTGGCCCTCACCGCCAAGGGCTGGCGGCGGGACGCAACCGGCGCATGGACAAAAGCTCCGCCGCCGGATGAGCCGGACGCGCCGCCGGATGCCGTGGACTGTGAGTCTGAGCTTCACAACGAAATCATGCGTGTGTGCGATGCCAGCGGCTGGCTGGCGTTGCACGGCAGCATGGCACATCGGGCCTACCGCACCAAGGGCGAGTGGGACTTTGTGATACTGGCCGAGTATCCGGTGCTGCTGTTGGTGGAGTGCAAGACCAAGACCGGCAAGCTGACACGGGAACAAGGCGCGTTGGCGGCATGGGCGACACGGTTGGGCTGGCAACCGACCGTGGTGCGGAGCCTGAGCGAGTTTGCCACCTACTGCCGAACCCTCGGCGCGGAGCCTAAGACATGAGAATCGGTTGTAATCTTGTCAAGCTGCGCTTCCCTCGGGGCAAGCCGCTCTATCAGGACTTCGAGTTGACCTGTGGCGTCGTCGTCGAGTACCAAGTCAAACCGGGCCGAAACCCCGCCCGCAACAAACCCGACGACCTCGGCCTGCCGCCCACCGTCGAACTCATCAATGTGTTCCTCAATGACAACGACATCCTGCCCTTCCTCAAACCTACGGAAGTCGAAGAACTCCAAGACCGCATCCTTTACAAACTGCTCAATGAACAGAAGATTGTCTGACTTTGCCAGCCGGGCGTTGACGACGGTGTTCCGGGCCTGCTCAAGGAGGAAGTACCAACCGGCAATGAGACGCAATGCTAAGAAACGGCCCGCCGCAAAACCGCCGCCGCTCGCGCTCGGCTGGCTTCTCACCGTCAACCGTCAGATTCGCTAATACACCCCCGCCAAACTTTTTTGACTTAAATTGTTGCAACCTATGGACATCCGCTTGCGTTTGTGTCATAGCTTGCATCGTTGAGTAGTAGCTGTACTGACAGGTTGTGGGATGTGGACGGGCTGAGGAAAGCGTCACACGCTCGCTTTGGCCCGCCCATGTCTCATCCTTCGCCGCCATGTTCGGCCTGAAAATATCCACCAACTTCCCGTTCCTGACTCGCGCCGCGCAACACGACATGCCCGCCCGGGAACGACCGTTTCCCGCCGCGCCGGACAGCGACCTCGCCGGAAGGGCCGTCCACGGCAACGCCCTGAGCGATTGGTACTTGGCCCTGCCCGAACTGCTCGAACCCAAGCAGGTCGCCATGATTCTCCGGGCCGCGCTCGCGGGCAATCTGTGGCAGCAAACCCAACTGACGCAGAAGATGATGGACACGTGGCCCACCTTCCGCAAGGCCCTGACCGAACTGCGCTCCGCCGTCAAAATGGTGCGGTTCAAGGTGGTGCCATACGTCGGGCGCGAGGGTGACGCTCCAACCGAGTCCGCCAAAGCCAAGGCCGCGCTGGTAGCCCGGGCGTTCAAGAGCTTCGAGCCGGACAGGTTCCGCGACGAGGACGGGTTCCGGGGCATGGTGTTTGACCTCACGGACGCTATCGCCAACGGAGTCAGCATCGTTGAATTGCTGTGGGATTTGGGCCGGAAAGGCCCGGACGGCCTGCCCGAGGACATGATTCGCGCCTCCGCATGGGTTCACCCGCGTCATTATGGCGTCCAGAGCGACGGCAGCATTGGCGTGGCGCAGGAGTTCCGGGGCGACCCGCTCATCTTCCACAACCAGGTCAACCGCCAAATCCTGACGAACCCGTCCAAATTCGTCGTTGCCAAGTACAAGAGCAAGAGCGGCAGTCCGTTGGGGGCAGGAGAAATGCGGTGCCTGGCCCTGAGTTGGGTCAACATCGTCTATGCGATGGATTGGATGCGGAACATGGGCCAGCGGTGGGGTGCGCCGTTTATCGCCATCCCCTACACACCCGGCATCCCCGAGTCTGAACGCCAACGCTTCGAGATAGCGGCCAAGCGATGCGCCGCCCAGGGCTGGATGATTTATCCGCGCAACTCGCCGGACTTGAAACCGGACTTGTTCCCGGCGCAATCGTTGACCGGGGATAATCCCATGCGCGTGATGATTGACCTGGCCGAAAAGTGGTGCGTGCAACTGCTCTTGGGCCAGACCTTGACCAGCGACTACGGCAAGCAAGGGAGCGGCAGCTACGCTTTGGGGGCCGTCCATGCCAGCGTCAAGCAGGAGAAACTCGAAGCGATTGCCGATTGGATTGCCGAAATCCTCGAAGAACAGGTTGCCACCCGGTTGGTCAAAGAGAACTGGGGCGAGCAAGCGGGTGAAGTGCCGACCATCGAAGCCGACTTCACGCACATCGAATCGCCGCTCGAAGCCGCGAACCGCATGGCTATCCTGACCGCTCAATGCCGTGTGCCCATCCGTTCCTACGACGTTTATCGCATCATTGGCTTGTCACAGCCGCAACCGGGCGAGGAGGTCATCACCGGCGGCGTGATTGGCAAGCAATCCGAGGCGTTGACCGAGGAAGAGCGCTGGAAACAGGCCCTTGAACGGCAGACCATCAAGATGCAGCGCATGGCCGAGATTGGGGCCGGCGGCGATAACCCGCATGGCGACAACAACCAGCGCGGCATGGACAAGGAAGCCGGCATTGAAGATGAACCGCCCGAGGATGACCAAGACGACGAATCCGTTGGTTCGCACTATCGCCGGTTCCACAAAGACGCTTTGCGGGATGCCTTGGCGGCGGCAACCCCTGACCAACTGCAAACCATGCAATCCCTGATTGCCGAGGCCCAGGCGTCCGGCAAACCCAATGGCGAATGGGAAACCCTGCAAACGCTGATGAACCAAATCGCCGCCCAGAACCGCATTAACCTCTATGAGTGACGAGAAACCCAGGAAAAAGCTCAAGTCCGCCGACAAGGCCAAGACCCCTGAGCCCTACGTGATTAAAGGCATTAACCCGACTGACAAACGGGGCCTGATAAAAGTCAACCCCGGCCAGCCGGACAAGCTCCGTTGCACCAAGAAAGAGACGCCATGAATGAGAACGTGATTCAGTGCCGGGCCAACGTCGGCATCACCATCAGCGCGTCCAAGCCGTGGAGTGATACCGAGCCGGTGTCATTCATCTACGCGCCCGCCGGGGTGCATACCATCACCGCCGGCTTCCGCAAGAGCGACAGCATCACCATTTCGGTTGTGGTGGATGAAGCCACCGCCGACATCCTGCAAAAGTCCTTCGAGCAACTGTGCGCCTCACGCCCGAAGCAAGAACCCTACGGCGACGAAGACCACGAGAGCAAGAAGGCCACCATCCGGTTCCAACCGGACGCCACCAAGTTCACCTGGGGCGAGCAGGACGGCGAGCAAGGCGTGATTGTTTCAGGCGGACTGCCCACGAGCTACGGGGCCGAGGCCGTCAATGGCCGGGTGTACCGTTCATGGTCGCCGTCGTTTCTGGCTGATGCCGAGTTTGACAAGGCGGTGCGTTCCGAGGACGGCCACTGGACATTCCCGGACGGTGTGCGCGGCAGCAAGACCAACCCGGCCCGATTGACCGGCGTGGATTTTGTTGTGGGCGCGTTGACCAACAAACCGGCGTTTCTGGCGATGCCACCTGTCAAGGCGAGCAAAGCCGACGCGCCGGCAGAAGCCACGGAGCCAGAGGCCCAAGACCCAGCACCGGAGCCAGAGCCGGTCAAGGCGGATGACCAAGCCGTGCCCGAACCGACCGCTGAAACGGTCTTGGCGGGTCTGGCCGAGCGGCGAAACCAGATAGAAGCCATCATATCGGCAAGCGTGCCGGAGCGGCCCCAGCGCGGCCCGGCCAAGTGCGCCGAGGATGTGCTGGACGATTTGCGTGCGGCGGCGCGTGCCGATGCGCACGGAAAGTTCTCGGCTCCGTCGAGTCGAGCGGGTGCCCCCCGATAACAACGAGGGCGACAATAAGAACAGAAAACAGAAAGCAAACGATGAAAGCAGTTATCGTAAAGGCCCACGCTGATAAAGGTTGGGAAGTGGGCACACGGATAGACGTGACGCCGGAGCAATTCTTGTTGCTTCAGGCCGAGGAGTACGCCGTGACCGAATCCGAATGGACGGCGCGGCAGAACGCGGTCAAGGCCGCTGAACAACTCAAGCAGAGCGCCGAGGTTGCGGTGGACAACGCGATTGCCGCCGCCCGCGAACGGCACGCGCTGGCACCGAAAGAGGACGCCGCGACCATTCGCGCCACGGCCCTTGACTTGGAGTTGAACAAGCCGGGCTTGGGCGTGGCTTACGTCAACAACCTGCCGGTCAAGGCGTCCAAGGACGACCTGCAAGACCGGAGCATCCCGTCCAGTCCGGTTGACGTGGACGAGGACAACAACGTCAAAGCACTGGTGAAAGGCTACCTGCACGCTTCGGAACCGTTCACCAAGGAATTGAAGAACGGCGGTCTGATTCGTGCCTGCCGCGAGAACGCCACGGAGATTGCCAATGCCGTCAAAGCCTCGTGCGAGCGGTCAGTCATCATCAAGAAGATTGCCGACCTGATTCAGGCCGGAGCGAACTTCACGGCGGCGGATGTCATCAAGGCGGCGGGCACAACCCACGCTGACCTGCAAACGGCGGATGCCACGGTGGGAACGCTCAACACCGGACTGGTGCTCCAGTGGAACCTTGGCTTCCTCAAGAACCAGTTGGCGCTCCTGTCGGACATCACCACGGATGTCAGCAATCAGCCGGTGTTCTTCGGCCAGAACGTCATCACCCGCTACATCAATGTGCCGGGGGTGCAACTCAAGAACGACCGCACGGCGGGCATTGTCGGGTCGGGCAACTACGCATGGAAAGGCGGCAGCGGCTCCGGCACTACGGACGTGAACGTGTACTTGGACACGCACGCGGGCGTTCCCATCTCGTTCAACCAGAACATGATGGGTTCAACGGCGCGGCAGTTGTTCAACGAAATGAAAACTCCGCAGATGTATGCGCTTGGCGAATACATCATTTACAAGCTCATCACCACGGCCTTCAACGGCAGCAAACGCATCAGCAACGACAACGCGACGGCGGATACGGTGGTGTTCGCGCCGGCCTTCACCAACGCGGCGGGCGGTCACACGTTTAACGTTGCGGGAGCCGACCTGTCCACGTTTGTTGCGGACTTGCCGCAGGCGATGGATGAGAGCCAGTTCCCGGGCGGGGACGAGGAACCGGGCGCCGACAACCTGCAACGGTTTGCATGGGTGCATGGGCGGATCTCTGCCAGCGTAGCCGCTGACACCAACTTCCTCATCAACCAAAGCATCTGGGGCGCGGTGGCGCGGTCGGGCGAGAACACGGTGGGCACCGGGCGGTTCAGCCGCTTGGGCAACATCAAGTTCCGCAAATCACAACTGGTCACTGACCAGGTTTCTGTGACGGGCACGGGCGTGGACGGCACGACCAACGCCTACAAGGTGGTGGCGGGCGACTTCAACAGAGCGACCAAGGTTGGCTTGGCGGGCACGCGGTCGGCGTTGTTGTTTGTGAGCCGGGTGCCGGTGGACTACACCAAAGCCTTGCCGGAGATTCCGAGCACGGCGGCGGTGGAACTGGCGACCGAGCCGGAGACGGGCATCACGTTCATGGTGGTGAAGTATCTTGACCACGCATACGAGACGGCGAACATGCGGGCACAACTCATGTTCGGCACGGCTATCGGCCACGAGAAGCAGGGCATCATCCTGGTACGCGAATAAGGCCGATTCAACGACGTTCTACGGTCACGCGAATTGGTGGCCGTAGAACCAACCTTTAACCTTACTGAAAAGAAAGAAGAAAGAATGAGAACGACAGCAAAAATACTGATTGGATGCGCGGTCTTGGCATGGGCGTTTCAAGCCGTGTCAGCCGAGGTAGTGCGCGTGACCTCCTCGCCGATTGTCTCGGGTCTGACCCTGACGAACGGCGGGAGCAGGGTGCTCAACCGCGACATTGACTGCCGCTACGGCAAGGAAGTGTATGTTTCCGTGAGCTACCAGTGCGCCACCAACTACACGGATACGTCCACTTATGGAACCAAAACGAACCTCATCGTGGCGTTTCAAAAGGCGTTTGATTCCATTGGCGGCGAGTCCTCCGTGAACCGAGCGTTCACTGATGTCCCGTTGACGTTGACTATCCCCGGCAACACGGTTGGCAAGACCTTTTACGCCATGACCAACATCAATGTTGGAGCCTGCCCGGTGTTGCGGTTGTGGTGGGTCACCAACGATTGCGGTGTGGACGTGAATTGCAAGTTGACGAACATCGTGGTCAAAGCCTGGGTTAAGTAGGTTTATCCTCCCCGCTGACCAACGGGGCGCGGGCGGCATGACGCTACCCGCTCGCGCCCCTCACCAACCGCCATGCAGAAGCCGAGCACCACCAACTGGATTATCCCCGAACGCCACGACCTGCTCATGGTCTTGGACGCCAAGGTAATCGAGAACGCGGACGGCACCGTCTCGCCCACCGCGCACTCGGGCGACCCCATCGAAGATTTCACGCAAACCCGAAGCGCGTTTCTGGTGCAGAGCGCGATTGACCGGGTGCGGGCGGCGATTCGCAACGCGGGCCATACCCCGCTCAGCGTCACGCCCGGAACCGTCCCGCCCGAGGCGTTCATCCATGTCCTGAACCTGGCCGCATGGCAACTGGTGAGTTCAACGCCGAACTTGCAAATGGTGGTGATAACCGAGCGCGGGGCCTACTCGCCTTTGGGCGATGCGTTCAAGGCGGCGGAGAAGTATCTGGCCGAAATCCCGATTCGGGCCGTGACGCCGCCGACCGACCCGACGGGCCGGGATTACGTCAACCCGGTGACGTGGATGGATGACGTTGAGGAGTACACGCAAGCCGAACTGGACGCGCTCACGTGGACATGGGCCGAGTTCAGTGCCCTCGGCTATTCCTACGAGGAATGGTCTAAGCTGACCAACCCGCCGATACGCTACACCATCAAGAGCGGCGGCGTGAATCCCGAGCAAGACATGAGCCTGACGCCGGCGTTGACATGGCGCGGCACCATGCGAACGCAACTCGGCACCCCCTGACATGACCCTCGCGCCGCCCATCCCCGTCTTAGCCGACCCAGTTCACGGAGCCGTGGTTGACCGGGCGGTGCGCATCGAACTCATGGCGCGGTCGCTCGAACAAATGGCCGTTCACGCGGCGGCGCAGGAACATGCCGGCACGGCCCAGCAACGACGGCGAGCGTTGCGTGAGGCGGTGGCCGTACTCGAGCGGGCCGCGCCGGCCAAGGACAAGGAAACCGCCGCCCAGAAACGCAAGCGACGGCGGGCGGTGTTGAGTGCCTTGGCCCTGCTGTTATTCGCTGCTGGCATCAATTTTCGCCGCGCAAAGCGGCTTGGGCTGGAATCCCTCCTAAGCCAGCCTCGGGGTGAGGGTGTCGTTTCCCGTCCTCACCCCGCTCTTTCGACCGAACTGCTCAAGACTTGGGCCGCCAAGCTGGCCGCATTGGAACGC